CTGGACGAATACGTAATTTATTTACATCGCTTAAAACTCCAAAATTAAATACACAATCAAGTGCATATGCAAGCCAAATTCTCAATAAAGTTGATACGCTTATTTCAATACCAGATTCATCTGTATGGGACCTAATTGGAGATATTAACAAAAATGAAATTATTTCATGGGGGTCTCCATTTGTTGTAAATATTGCACCTGATAATAAATGTCCAACCATATCCCAATGCTATATTTCTTCTCCAAAATTTACATTAATTGACTTAAATATATATTTTAATGATGGCACAAATGTTGCATATAAAAATAAATATAGAAAAAAATATTTTCATTATTTAGCAACCCTTTTTGAAAACGCGTTTGGTAAAAATCATCCATTTAATATTCATGATGTATTTGAGGTCGAAGTTCAATTATTATATGCAATTGGATGTGAAGTTAAAGAAGCTAAAAAGAGGTCAAGTGAAGACGAACATAATGTTGTTACAAAAAAAGACGCTGAACAAATATATGGATTTAATTGGACAAAATTAGCAACATCTCTTGGTTTTAAAACGCCACCGGATATATTTATTACAAGCAATCTTCACTACTTAGCATGTGGAAGTAAATTATTAGAAACAAAATGGAGGTCCCAAGAATGGAGAACATACTGGGTCTATTTATTTATTCGACAAGAACAGAGGTTTAATAAACGTGGACGTAATAATCACTTTGATTTCCATGGAAAATATGTACATGGGCAACAAGAACAAATGAATAATGAGCTGGAATCAGTGTTTGGGTTAGGATATGCATTTAATGAGTTTTTATCCAAAAAATATATACAAACACATTTAGATATGCCGTCAGTTAATTATACAAATGCTATGGCAGAAGACTTAAAAACGGTATTTACTCGAATTATTTCGCGTAATAAATGGTTTGACCCAAGCACAAAAAAAAGTGCTCTAAAAAAACTTAATAAAATTAAAATGCAAATTGGATACCCCCCTAATTTAATACCAGATTCTTCAATAATGTTTTCATCAACAGATGTATGGGAAAACCTTTCAGCCGTTTCATTATGGAGACATAATCTCGCTATTAAATCCGTGGGGTCTTCACCAGTTGACCTACCCCAAATTGATTGGTCACTTTCTCCATTTAAATTTATTGGTTCACAATCATATGTTGTAAACGCTGCATATTTCGCCGGTGAAAATAAAATTTACATACCATCAGCATATCTTCAAAAGCCATTTATTGATTTAAATGATAGGGGAGTTGAATATAATTTAGCACATATGGGGTTTACAATAGCTCATGAGCTTTCACATTCATTAGATGACTGGGGAAGTACATACGATGAAAATGGAGTATTATCAAATTGGTGGACTGATAAGGACAGAAAAATATATAAACGTATTCAAAATGATATTAAAAATCAGTACGAAACATTTGCCAAATATGATGGTATTAAGTTTGATGCAACTTTAAGCATGGGAGAGAATTTAGCAGATATTTCTGGACTTACTATATGTAGAGAATATTTAAGAGATTTTCAATTTAAGAATGATGATATATTACCAATTCAACGACTATCGTTTGATGTATTTTTTGTTTATTTTGCTTTTCAACAAAGACAGCATATTAACGAAGCTGCATTAACGGCCCAACTTAAAACAAATCCCCATCCTTTAGATAAATATAGAACAAATATTCCCTTATCCAGACTTCCTATATTTAGGGCAATGTATAACATAAAAAAAGGAGATAAAATGTGGTGGCCAAATAATTCACGCGTTTGGGAATAAAATATATATATTATAATATTTAAAATATTTTTTTCTTATATCATTGTATAATAATACATATGCAATCCGTACAAGCTAATTCCGCACCTTCTTCTCTACATGGAGGTAAAAAACACACTTTAAGAAGACGCCGTTCTGCTTCTCGTTCTGCTTCTCGTAGTCGGGGCCGTGCCGCTTCTCGTTCTGCTTCTCGTAGTCGGGGCCGTGCCGCTTCTCGTAGTCGGGGCCGCGCCGCTTCTCGTGCTGCTTCCCGCACTGCTTCTCGTGCTGCTTCCCGCACTGCTTCTCGTGCTGCTGCAGCATCTCGCGCTGCTTCTGCGGCAGCATCTGCTGCCGCATCCGCGGCCCGTGCCGCATCTGCTGCAGCATCCAGATCCGCCAAAAGTTCTGCTGCCATACGTTAAATAAAATTATCAGTTTTTAAAACTGGGTTTAAATTATTTATTAATAATATATTTCTGTATATTATAAATACATATGAAGCATAATAAAACTAAATCAAAAGATCGTACCCGTTTATTACGTAATCAAAAACAACGTAACCGTACATACAAATATAAAACAACTAAAAAAAAAAATAAAAAACACGACCCAAAATGGGTAACTGCTTTAGCTGCAGCTCATAAATCATTAGTTAAAACTGGTTCTGTTAAAAAGGCAAAAGAAACACTTCGCCGTCAAGCCCTTGCAAATGCTAAAAAATTATTCGGTCCTCATTAATATTCAAGCATACGTATACAACTGGTTTGATGCGAACCTATTATTATTTTATAATAATAATACATAATGGAAACAACCCAATTAAAATACTTTACATTTATTCTTAAACACAACAATAAACCCTGGAACTGGTTAGAAATATCTAAAAACCCAAATATTACATTTGATATGGTTGAATTAAGTGAAAATAATATATATAATTCTCATATTAATAGTATCACTTATAGTGAACAACAAATCACAAAAGAAATAGATTCAGTTAATAAAATTAAAATGATACTAACAACTTACCCAAACGTAAAAGTACCTTGGAATTGGTGGGGGGTAAGTGCAAACCCAAATATTACTATAGAATTTGTAGAAGCAAATATGGACAAACCTTGGGATTGGCAGGGGTTAAGTGAAAATCCAAATATTACTATAGAATTTGTACAAGCAAATTTGGATAAACCGTGGAATTGGTGGGCATTAAGTATGGCTTTACCTATTACTAATCAATTTATAGAAACAAATATTAAACAGCCATGGGATTGGCTTGGACTAAGTAAAAATCCAAATATTACAATTGATATTATACGAACAAATATTAAACAACCATGGGATTGGTTTGAATTAAGTGAAAATCCAAATATTACAATGAATATGGTTGAATCCGCGTTAGATATGCCTTGGGACTGGTTCGGATTAAGTTTAAATCCAAATATTACATTAAAAATTGTACAATCAAATCCAGATAAACCATGGAACTGGAAGGTGTTAAGTCAAAATCCAAATATTACCATTGATATTGCAGAAGCAATAAGTATAATTGAATCAACAATTGATACTTTTTGGAACTGGTCATTATTAAGCAAACAATTAAATATTACAATTGATTTTATTAGAGTAAATATTAATAAACCCTGGGATTGGTTAGAATTAAGTCGAAATCCAAGTATTACAATGAAAATGATAGAAGAAAATTCAGATATGCCTTGGAACTGGTCTGGAGTTAGCACAAATCCAAATGTTACAATGAGTATAATAACAAAAAATTCAAATAAAATCTGGAATTGGTCATTATTAAGTCAACATTCAAAAAATATTATAAACATGATTGAATCGTGTCCAAATAAACCGTGGGACTGGTCAATGTTAAGTCAAAATATAAATATTACACAAAAATTTATTGAATCTAATTTAGACAAACCTTGGAACTGGACTTGTTTAAGTTGTAACAAAGGGTTAAATTAAAGGTTTCTCTCAATTACTTATTTAATTTTCAATAATATAATATATAAATTAACTATTTATTATATTAAAATGGATGAATCAGTAAAAATAGGTTATTAATGTTAAAAAAGTTAGAAAAACAAGAACATCATATTGAAAAAAAACATACATTAGACAAAAACTGTAATGTTCTGATAATAATTAAAAACGTCTATTTGGAGTAAGTATATAATCAATTAAATTGCCAAAATCTCACAAAGTATTTGGTATTAATTATTAAGATACTCCTTTAACAGGACCTTCTGGTACAAACATATCCGGGTCGACATCAAATTGATTAGAGTTTTTACCATATATAGTTCGTTCCAGCTCAAACGTATTACGACCTTCTAATGCATCAATTGAATATCCTTTGGAAATTTCAACATCAGGAAAAACTGGTGAATATTTATCAGTATCAATAAATTCTGTCGGTTCGGGGTGTTTAGATTTAATAAGAGATGCTTCATGCTGCATTTGAGATTCGGTTAATAATAACCCAGATTCATCTGGTGTTTTAAAAGGTTTATATATATATAAATTCTTATAAGTGAACATTAATAATAGTGCTGTAAATCCTCCAAGTAATATATGAGTATAACTACATAAAATAAGTAAAGCAATTAGTATGCTACGTCCTAAATAACTTTGAAATATAAAATTATAATATTTTTTAAATCCATAATGTACAATTAATATTGTAATAGTAAATAGTATAAACACACTAACTGACTGAATATTATTCATCTCTTTTATATTCATAACTTATTTATTGTTGTTTATAATATTATAATATTTATTTTTCAAATACATATTTTATTAACATACTATAAATGCAAAGTTCTGAGTTAATTAATTCATCCTCAATTATTGTTAAAATTATCATTGGAATATCGGCCATTGTAATTGGACTAATTGTTCTACGGTTATTAACATCAATCATATCTAAGTTTTTTGATGATTCTGGTTCGCCTGTACTAATTGATGGTATGGTTGATGCCAAACATTTAGTAATTTATCCACAAGATCCAGCAGAAACAAATTCAATGACTATTTATAGGTCGGTTGATGAAAATAAGGGTATTGAATTTACTTGGTCAACTTGGATATTTATTGATAATCTTCAGTATAGAAAAAACGTGTATAAAAATATTTTCTACAAAGGAAACCGAGATTTACAAGCAAACGGTCTTAATAATGTTATTCATGCTCCAGGATTGTATATTTCTCCTAATACAAATTCATTAGTTGTATTTATGAATACGTTTGAGATAATTGACAATGAAATATTAATTCCAAATATTCCACTTAATAAATGGTTAAATATTATTATTCGATGTCGTAATACAACATTAGACATATATGTAAATGGTACAATTACACGTAGTATTGAGTTAATGGGAATGCCTCGCCAAAATTACGGAGATGTTCATGTAGCAAGCGGTGGTGGGTTTGATGGGTTTATTTCAAATTTGCGTTACTTTAATAGAGCAATTGGTGTTATGGAAATTGATAAAATAGTTGCAGCTGGACCCAATATTAAATTAATAGGAACAAGTGAAGTAGAAAATACGGGTAGTTCAAATTTCTTATCTCTTCGTTGGTTTTTTGGTTCTAATTTTACTCCACCTCCATCAATTAAGTATTCTGTATAATTATTTTTTAATGTTTGTATGTATAGAAATAAAGTAACTTACTGTTTGAGATATTATATTTATATTATTATATAATACGAATCAATGAAAAAAACTAAATTACGTACAAAAAAACACAGTAATAAAAAAAGAACGTCCAGTCATGCTATAAAAATATTAGGTTTCAAAAATATACCATCTATGTGTGGTGACCCAAATATGACTTTTTCCGAATGCGAATTGGCTATTTTAAGAACACAAGTCGACCATGCTCAAGATAAACAAGCTAAGCGAATTGTTCAGTCTAAAGACATTTCTAAAATAATTAAAATAACCGAAGATTTTATTAAGGACCGAAAACTTATATGTTATGGAGGAACGGCCATTAATAATATTCTACCCGTTTCTGACCAGTTTTATGACAAAAGCCGCGATTTAGCAGATTATGATTTTTTTACAGCAAACGCAGTGTCGGATGCAAAAGATTTGGCAGACATCTATGGCGAACATGGATTCACAGAAGTTGAAGCAAAATCCGGACAACACTATGGAACATATAAAGTATTTGTTAATTATATTCCGGTTGCCGATGTAACCAGTATTCCACAAGAATTATTTAATAAGTTGTCCGAAAACTCAATTAGCCGGGATAATATTATGTATGCCCCACCAAATTTTTTAAGAATGTCAATGTATTTAGAACTTTCACGACCAGCAGGTGATACAGATAGATGGGAAAAGGTTATGAAACGCTTATCATTACTAAACAAACATTATCCACTTAATAAATGTAAAAATAATTATCGTAAAAATAAATTAATAAATGATTCTATTAAAAACACAGTTATTAAAACACTTACAAATAATGAAGTTGTGTTTTTTGGAGGATTTGCGTTGTCCAAATACTTAAAACATAATATAAATAAACAAAAGCTACCTTATTCAAATATATGTCTTGCTATTGCACGTAATTCTGATTCTGTTGCTAATGAATTAAAAGACACACTTAATATAACCCTTAAAGATAAAAAGTCGGTAGTTAAAATTGTTAAACATAATAATATTGGTGAAATTATTCCAGTTCATTATGAAGTTCAGGTGGATAACAACACAGTTGCTTTTATATATGAACCAACCGCATGTCATAGTTATAATGTTGTCATGGATAACGGTAATAAACTAAAAATAGCTACCATTGATACTATGTTAAGTTTTTACTTAGCATTTCTGTTTACGGATCGCGAATATTATAATGAAATGTCTGAACATATTTTATGTTTTACCCATTTTTTATATACAATTCAGAAACAAAATCGTTTGGAGCAAAAGGGTGTATTAAAGCGTTTTAGTATTACATGTTATGGTCATCAACCAACTATTGAAGAAATCCGAGCAAATAAATCAAAAAAATTTAATGAGCTTAGTTCAAAACGAAATAGTAAGGAATATGAGTCATGGTTTTTAAATTATAGCCCTGGAAAAAAACTCACAAAAACAAAAACAAC